GGTGGTTTTGAGGTGGGCCAGAGATTGCTGAATGATCTCCATTTCATACTGACAAAAGGCATGGTTTCCTTGAGTGGACAGGAACTTCTCCGTATCATATCCTGCAGTTAACTGGCAGACCTTATAGGCGAGTGCTGACAGAATTGGGCATGCTGGATACTGATATGCGAGCGATAATGCTTTGGCTCGCAGGAGGTGGTTGTGGACGCGTTGGGACGAGCGCGAGTACCGCGCTGTGGTCCATCCAAAACCAACGAGGACTTCAATGGGATTACTGACATTTGTCCGGTCATCCAAGTCAAATAGCATTCCACAGAACGATGCATGATTTAACTCATTGAAATCGACGATTTTGATCGTCAGGCCGAAATCTTTAAACAGGTCGGCGCTGGGGGGGGTTCCGGTGACGGTAAAAAGCCCGTCGTCACCTTCGATTACACCTATGACATTGGTGTTACGGTTGACTTCACATAGATAGAGCATTAGCATCAGATTGGCAAATCCATTAGCTAAGCTAGTGTCCATCTCTCCACTCATTCTTTTGCCATCGATCTCCATGCTAAAGCATTTGAAATCAATGTGATTGGCAGTTTCTGCGCCAGATCTTTTGACAAGCTTCAACCACTCCATTCCTCCGGGCAAGAACTGTACCATGTGTTCGTACAGGAGGAATTCGCAGTTTCGCTTCAATTCTGGCGTGAAATGTGCTTCATAAGACGTGTAGTCAGTAGTTCTGTAAGTTGCCCCGATCTTGAACAAGCGATCGATAATATACTGGGGTCTTAAATGGATTGGTATCTTTTTAATGAACCATGGTAGTGCAAACACTGCATCAGAGATCAATTGAAAAATTGGACCCACTGCGCACTTAAACTCATCTGATCGAGAGTTTATGCCGCGGGCATGTTTGAATGTTTCATATGTTTCATCTTTGATGAATGATTTGACTTTGAGTAGTCTGTCTGGTAAATCGTAATTGTCGATTCCCATTTCTTTATACTTTCTCCGTAGTTCATTTTTCCTAGACTCCGTGTACGGAGTTTTGGCAATCCATGCGTCAAAGCTGGTGTCGCTTGTGACGTCTAGTGGGGTTAAATTTTTCTTTAACCAATTTTTGACAAATCTTTTGAATCCGCGCAGATTCTTCTTGATGGGAACGTGCCTTCCAAACCTAAACAGTGAGCC